ATTTTGAACAAATCGACCAATTCCGATTTTTCCCACGCACGGTTATCCCCTTCTTTTAGTTGATAGTCGCTACGGATTAAACCCGTGTAACCTTCTTTGCGAATGTTTGGCAAGGCTAATTGGTCGCTATACATTGCGTGACCGTAGCCTACTGTCCAAATCGCGGCACTACACCGATACGGGCGCGTTCTGTAGCCCTCAAAGAAGTGCATTAAATGTTCGCCTTCTTTGCTGATTTTCATTTTTTGTTCCACCCGCGTGAACCAAACCAAAAACCAATAATGCCGCCAAGCATAGCCATTTCATCCGAACTAAAAATAATGTCGGACAAACGAATCAAATCATCCATGTTTTGAACAAGGGTAGGGCGCGTATAAATGTAGTACGCAATCCAAGCATTGATAGCACAAAGTTCAAAAACAAAAATGTAGGTAACAGTTGGGCGCACCGTGCCAACATAATTAGCGACCCAAGTAGAAGCGCGTTCTAAAACCTTTTCATCATGCTTTAGTGCCGCTTCCGTCATTTGCGCTTCTGTTTCCATCGCAATTTGGTCGGCGCGGATTTCTTCGATACGCGCTTGGGCGGCAAACCCTGCGGCGGCTAACTGTAATTCGCGTTCTGTTTGCACCCTAGCCAAAGCAAGTTCATGCGCTTGGTCGGCTTTGTTTTGAAAGTAATCAAGTAGTTTGGGCAAACCCGAAATAAGTAAGCCGCCAAGTGTAGAAAATAGTGAAAGCATTACAGTCCAATCATTCCAAGAAGTTTAGAAACAATCTTATCTGCTAAAGAATCAGGAATGAACTTCAGCAGACCAAGCACCCATATCACGATACATAACCTAACAAAGATTTTTAGAAATTGGTCAAATTGTTTTTGGTACTCATTCACCGCCCGCACCTTGTCGTAGCGCATAGTTCGGTAATTTGCGTTAAACCCCAACCTACCGCGCCAATGAACATAACAATAATGACGATGGCAACCGCCCATTGCATTTGTTCGGCTTCTAAATCCTTTTGGCGTTGTTCTTCTTCTTTGGCTTTACGGGCGGCTATGGCATCATCTCTATCCATTTCAGCGGCGCGGGCTTTAATCTTATTCCAAACATCTATGTTTCCCGTTTGCATATAAAGCAATTGAAGTTGGGATTCCAACTTAGCCGTTTCCATCAACGCATTTTCAATTTGCATTGCAATGCTAAAGTTGGATTTGTTGCCCGACCTTTTGGCTTCAACCATCGCCCTAGTCGCTTGGCTACGCGCATCAAATAGTTTGCCAACAACGCCCGCTAACCCGCCTAAATCGTTTGCAATCTTGGCGGCTTTACGAACTACTGCTATGGCACTCTGTAGCCCTTCTAATGCGGTTATGGGGTCTATCATTTGCGTACAACTTTCACCCACTCAAGGCAAACAACTTTGCGGTTATAAACATCACCCGACCATGCCCATCGGATACAACGATATTCTGTCTTGTCAGATGCCGCTTGTGATGCTGATAGAAAAACCACAAGCAACCAACGCATTTATCCCCACCCTGCCCAAGCAATCATGTATGTGCCAAAAATGACAAATGCCACAATGCAAACCGCCGCTATAAATGCAACGGCGTAATCTTTCATTTCAAATGTACCAAAGATGAATAAATCACGCCCGCCATGCCAAAAAGCATAGCCCCGCAAGCCTTGATAATGATGCCTTCTAATCGCTTAATACGCGCACAAAGCATTTCATAACGCAATGTGCATATTTCTTCATGGGCTTCTAATTGTGTCGGCATTTTCGACCTTATCAAAGGTTTTGTAATCGGCATCCATAAATTGCATATTGTTTCGCAATCTTTGGTCATCAGGGGCTAATTTTATGGCTTCTTGTAAAAGTTGTGTTGCTTCTTCTTTTAGTCCAAGATGCCAAGCAGAAATGCTACCCAAATCCCAAGGTTGTGCGCCCCATACATCAGGGTTCATTGTATAAACCAATTGTTTATCTTTTATTTCAAGTGCCGATTTCGCCGCAGAATAACATTCAACCCAAAGGCTACGGCGGTAGCAGAACATTGCCAGTTCGCACCAAGGTTCACGGGTGTTAGGGGCTTCGGCAATGGCTAGGCGATACCACTTATGCGCTTCTACCGATTGTCCTAGTTCTTCATGCGCCTTACCCAACAAACGCATTGCATAGCACCGTTCGTTTTGCCAAGTGGCTTCAGGCATTGCAAGGTACTTATTCAGGGCTACGATTGAATCTTGCCAACGCGCATAGAAAGTTAGTTCCCGTGCGTGATAGAACGCGTTACGGGGGCAATGTACATCTTCAGCAACCGCAAGTTCCAGTAGCGGCATATATTGCCCGCGGGATTTGGTATTGTCGGGCAAGTGCTGAACCAAAAGCATATCAGTATGCGCGTAAATTTCCGTGATGCGACCATCAGGGCGCGGGTACTCATGTACGGGGTGATGCCAATGGTAGCCGTGACGGTGATGTATCTTTTCGTAAAAGAAACTAATGCCGCAACCCCAATCAAATTTGTATCGTAGGCGCGTAGTGTTTTCTTGCCAAACGCGTTCGATTTCTTCGCGCCAACCATCCATCATTACTTCATCAAGGTCTAGCGAAATACAAACATCAATATCACGCGGTAGCAACGCTAAAGCGGTATCCCGCGCTTTATCAAATCGCCAAGGCGAAATGCAAATGTCATGAACTACCGCGCCGTTTTCTAACGCAAGTTCTACCGTTCTATCAGTAGAACCCGTATCGGCAATTAAAATAATGTCGGCATCTTTAGCCGAATCGCAAAAACGATTTACAAATTGTTCTTCGTTTTTGCTGATTGCGTAAATTGCTATTTTAAGTTTTCTTGTCATATATTGTTTTGTGTAGTTATACAGTTGGGTCTGCGACCGTTTCTTCTACGGGTGTTTCTACCACGGGTTCTACAACGGGTGTAACCACGGGTTCAACTACAAGCATAGTTTGTAAACGCACCGCCAACATTGCATCAGCGGCACTATAGGCATCTGCCGCAGTAATGGTTGCTTGCGCCCCCGCAGAATACACGCCCGTCATTATTGCCGTAGCAAAGTAATCACGAATTGAAATTCCTATTTCGTTGCCGATTGGATTAGCAGGGCCACCATTGTAAATTTCTGTAGTCATATTTTTCCTTATGTAATTTCAACAATACTTGCCGTAATTGCGGCAAGACCCAAAATAGGTGTTGTAGTAGTTTTAGACATTCTTAACTGGCTGTTACTTTCATAACTGCTTAAATTCCCATCATTTACCATGTTTTCTGAAACAACAGATTTTATGCCCGCAATTGTTTGATTACTAACATCAAATGGATTAGAAATATTTGTAAGAGATGTGCCGCTATACATTTGAAAATTGCTATCTGTTATGTAATATTGACCATCTACATAAGCGGCTTTATTTACATTGATATTAGATGCGCCAAGAATAGTTATCCCACTTATAGTGTAAAAGTTTCCTAATCCAGTAATTAAATTAGCACCAGTATAAAAACCCGAAATATCTCCACTGTTACTACTACCGCCATAAGCAAAATTATTTCCATTTACAGTTTGAATATTTCCAATTCCTGACACTACATTTCGCGGTTGGTATTTATCAATTGATGGCGTATAAATAGATACATTGCTTGCAGTAGAAGCATAAACAACATCTGTTCCATTATTTGCAGAAAACTGCTGACCAGAGTAGTTTCTGCCAGTATATGCCCCTCTATTACTAATTACACTTTGATTAGGCCCTGCCGTAATAGTGATGTTAGTCCATAAATTTGCATTTGTAGTATTTCCAACATAAAGAACAGTAGGGGCTTGATTTGATGTTACTTGTATTGTTGTGCCAATAATTTCAATAGTGTTAAAAACAGTACCTCCAAGACCAAAAGGCCCTGCAACAGTACCCGTGCCAAGAACATTATTAAAATATGTCCATGTGCCAACTACTGCATTTGCCGCCGTTGCAGACCAAATATTTCCTGTTGAAGAAACAACCCAAAATTTACTTGTTGTTGCATCCCATATCACATCAGTAGCCGCACCATAAGTAGCATATGTACCCAAAGGGCTTGTATATTCAGAGCCAGTAGCCGTTGCAGTAATACCGCCCCTCATTCTTAGGTTAATAGTTCCATTTACAAAAAATAGAACATACGCGCCTGAAACTGGGTCTGCCGCACCACAAGTTACATCAGTAATTACTGCCCCCGCTGAACTAATGACTCCTGTAGATGTTGATGGGTCAGTTGAAATGTAATAGGTTGAAATTACTAAAGTTGTAAAAGTATAGTAATAGCCGTTTGCCAATCCTAATACTTGACCTGTAGCGGAACGACTATCTACATATTGTGTAAAAGCCAAACCATCTGTTGATTTCCATTTTGTTGTTGAACTAGCGGCATTATTAGCAATGATAATAGTGTTAGAACCTGCCGCAGTTATAATTCCAATTGATTGACTTGCCGCAACAGTACACGGAGTATAAAGATTTGGACTGCCAACAGTTGACCTAGAAATTTGCACATTTGCATCAGCAATAGTAATGCGGCTTTGATAATACCTATCGTATGCTGATGAATAAGTAATACCTCTGTAAGCAGTAGCCGCCGTAGCAATTGTTCGATTTTGAGCCGCCCCTAAAAATTGCCAATTAGTTAAATCAGTTGAAACGCAAGTAGCATTATCATTAGATATAACAAAATAACCATTAGCAAAAGCCAAACATTGTTGTCCTGTTTGACCACTTGCGGGACAACCACTAATTAAAGTCCATGTAGTGCCATTAGTTGATTGCCAAATAGTGCTTGAGGTAGTAATAATTACGGCGGTAGTTGTACTAGCAGTTATTCCTGCAATGTTATTAGCATCAGGCAAAGATGCAACGGGATTCCATGTAATGCCGTTATTGGTACTGTAGATAACTGAAGTTAATCCAGTAGCAATCCAAACTGACCCTGTGCTTAAAAATGTAATATTTTTTAATTCGGGAAAACCTATTACACTTGTTTGCTCAGTCCATGTAACACCATCAGGACTTGTGGCTACAAATGCCGTTGAGGGTGTACTGTAAGTTCCAACTGCCATATAAATACTATTGGCATAGAATATTTTGCGAATACTTGGAGCATTACCTGTTAATGCTGTTTTTGTAAAAGTTGAAACATCTGGCAATCTATATTGGCTAACAGTACCCGCATAAGCAGTTATAGATTCGCCCGCCGCCAAAGTAATTGGTGCGTCTATTAAATTTGTGTTTGTAATATTTGTCGCACCAGTAGCGGCAGTATATAGAGTTGACATACCAATAGTAATTGGGTAAACAACGCCGCCTGATACCTTTGAAATCGTATAACTTGTACTAGCCGACCCTTGAATTGGTGCGGCAATTACACTTTTAACAACGGCGGTTGTTGCGGCGGGTACTGTATAAACAGTTGAATTTGTTGCGCCTTTTGCAATTATTGATACTGACTTTGGAGTTTGTGCCATTTTGTTTGTCCTTTAACCCATGAAATACCAAAGAAGTGAATTGTCAGCAGAAGTGGGTGCGCTTGCTACCCATGCCGTGCCGTTCCAAGTTGCAATTTGACCCGCCGTTGTGCCGACCAAAGATGTGTTCCAATCCGTGCCTGTAGAAATAGCAATGCCTGTTGCGGGGTAAATTGTTGGCCCCGTATTTCCCGTTGCCCCCGTTGGCCCTGTCACGCCTTGGATGCCCTGAATTCCTTGGATACCCTGTACGCCTTGCGGTCCTGTCGGTCCTACAACGCCCTGTATGCCCTGCGCCCCCGTTGGCCCTGTTGCGCCCTGTACGCCTTGTGCGCCCGTACTGCCCGTAGGACCAGTTGGCCCGACATTACCCTGTATGCCCTGTATTCCCTGCGCCCCTGTTGGCCCGACCACGCCTTGCACCCCTTGGATGCCCTGCGGTCCTGTTGGCCCTGCAACGCCTTGAATACCTTGTGCGCCTGTAGGTCCAGTTGCGCCCACATTGCCTTGTGCGCCCGTTGGCCCTGCAACGGTAGAAGCCGCCCCTGTCGGCCCTGTCACGCCTTGGATACCCTGTGCGCCAGTTGGTCCTGTCACGCCCTGAATACCCTGAATCCCTTGGTCGCCTTGGATGCCTTGTGCGCCAGTTGGCCCAACCACACCCTGAATTCCCTGAATACCTTGTATGCCTTGAATGCCTTGCGCCCCCGTTGGACCTGTCGGTCCTACCGCGCCTTGCTCACCCGTAGGCCCTGTTGCACCCACCGCGCCCGTTGGCCCTGCTACGGTGCTTGCCGCCCCTGTAGGTCCTGTTGCGCCTGTAGGCCCGACCACGCCCACGGATTGCAGAACAACAATTAGATTGTGATTGTTAGCAAAACCAGTTGTACCCGTGCCGCTAGATGTTGTCAAAGTAACGGGGCAAGTTACGGATGTGTTTGGTACTGTTGTTGGGTTTGCAGATAAAACCCATTTTTGATAATTGTTTGAATTGCTTGCATCTTGCAAAACAATACTGTCACCAGTTTTCAAGAATCCCAAGAACAAATCAACATCGATGCCGTTGCTTGTCAAATGGCTAAAAACTAGGTTAGTTGCTAAGATTTGTACAACATTATCCCAATACACATGACCCGCGGTTGGCGTACCTGTAGTTTGCGTAGTATCAGCATCGTATTGGTAAAACGATGATGATTGACCATCTGCGCCCGTTGCGCCTGTCGGACCAGTTGGCCCTGCCACGGTAGAAGCCGCGCCCGTTTCGCCCGTAGGTCCTGTTGCACCCGCCACGCCCGTAGGTCCGACCAAGCCTTGTTCGCCTGTTGGACCTGTTGCCCCTGCCGCGCCCTGCGAACCAGTAGGCCCTGCAATGCCCTGCAAACCTTGTTCGCCCTGAATACCCTGAATTCCCTGTGCGCCCGTAGGACCTACATTTCCTTGGATGCCCTGTGCGCCCGTTGGTCCAGTTGGTCCTGCAACCGTACTATCCGCGCCCGTTGCCCCCGTTGCGCCCGTAGGCCCTGCGTTGCCAATACTGCCTGTCGGACCTATCGCGCCTTGGTCGCCCGTTGGCCCTGTCGGACCTTGTACGCCTTGGATGCCCTGCAAACCTTGCGGGCCAGTTGCACCCACATCACCTTGAACGCCCTGCGCCCCTGTCGGGCCGATTGCCCCCGTTGGGCCTGTATTGCCAATAACCCCATTTGCGCCCGTTGGCCCTGTCGCGCCCGTATCGCCTTGGATGCCTTGCGCCCCTGTCGGGCCTTGGATGCCTTGAATTCCCTGAACGCCTTGAATACCTTGAACGCCCTGTGGCCCTGTCGGGCCAACATCACCCGTAATGCCTTGTGCGCCTGTCGGCCCTGTTGCGCCCGTAGGTCCTGTTACGCCTTGTGCGCCCGTTGCGCCTGTCGGCCCTGTAGGACCTTGCACCGTGCTAGGTGCGCCCGTTGCGCCCGTAGGCCCTGTTGCGCCTGTTGCACCTTGAATACCCTGCGGCCCTGTTGGTCCTGTCGCCCCGCTAACCGCCCTATCAATCCGCAAATCAATGCGGGGTTGTGGCGTTACTTGTAGGTTTACATTGTTGCCATCTTGAACGGAAACTTTAATGTTGCTCATAGAACAATCACCCCATCGCTACGCACCAAGAACAACAAGAAAATAATGGAATCATCCGCAGGGGTTGAACCCGATACGGGAAAACTTACCTTAACGCGACCTGAGTAACCCACGGGGTCAACGGCGTTAATTTCTAATTCGGTGTCGGTACTCATTAGCGACCATGCACTAGCATCAATTACCAATGTACATGAACCCGATGCGGCAACAATGTTAGTAATTGTTAATGGAATTGCGGCGGGTGCGGGGTTGTAATCAGCAATGTCAAAAGTTAACCCGTTGCGCGTATCAATGATGTTTGATAGTTCACGGCGAACAATTTGGGCATCTAGGGTTGCGCCTGTCAGATTGACGGGCAAGTTTGTAGCGGAATTGGTGAATGTCAGATTCCAGTAGGTTTTCTGATTCCAAACCAATTCGCCCGCAAGAATGGGGTTGTCAAAACCGCTTACTTGTGCAAGGGTATTTTTATTGAAAATCGCCATATTAGCGTTCCCTAAACTTAGTTAGAACTACCGTAATTCTTACGGGCTAATGATGTCTTGTATTGTGGCTATTTTAGCCGCCCATGTAAATACACGCAATCTGTTTTACTTCGGTTGGGCTAGAAAAAGTTACATTTTCACGGGCTTTTGCAATGGTGTAACTATAAAACAAATCATCCGCTTGTTTCATACCTTTACCCGCCGTATCGCTTGCAACAAGAAAGTCGCCAATAGCAATGTCGCCACCTTGCCCACAAACATTGATTTTACCTTCACCAATGGCATTAACCCCAATTGGTCGGTATGTATCATAAATATCTGCAAATTCAGGTTTCATTACAAAAACATTTTTTGAGCCTTGTACGCCTTCAATGTAATACCCTAATGATGCGGGTACAAATTCATTGCCGCAAATACCAGTAAAAACACCAATAACACCTTTTTGATTTGCAGATGTTGTAACCGTCATTTGTGTAATTGAATCATTGACATTTGGCGCGGCTATCAATGCCACATCAACCATTAAATCACCAATTTCAGGGATAGATTCACTAAGCAATTGCAAACCATCGTGACCCGCAGTAAATGGATATGCCGCGCCTGATACGATGTAATAGGCGTATGAAGTACCGCCCGTGTAGTAGGCTAAACGAATATCAGCAGTAACCGCAGTTTGAATAGCCCCTGCGCCACCACTCAAAAAAGTGCCGCCCGAAACGCCAGTTCCTAAATATGCCGCAGTTCTAAAAGTTGTAAACGCCGCATTTACATATCCTGTCGCAATAATTGCGCCAATATCTGCGTTTACAGTATTTCTACTTGCCGCACCAATAGCAAAACCATTTGATGTATTTGCAAATAATCCACCAAAATAATTGATATTTGATGATGAAAAAGCACCGCCGCCTTGAAATCCACCAATGCTTGAACCAGTACCCAATCCAAATGTTACAAATGTATTGAATGTTCCGCTTGTATTGTTTTGTACTTTATTAACCGATAGCGTATCTGCCGTAATTGCACCGCCATCAATAAATGTAGTTGTAGTTCCACCCGAACCAACAGAATTTGCAAGGTTGGTAAAAGTCACCAAGCCATTTAAGTTTTGCCAAGTAAATACCGTGCTAATGGTTTCGGTGTACGAACCGCCAAAAGTAACTTCTTGGAATACAACAAGAACCGCCCAATATTTATTGTTAGCAGATGTTGTTGAAAGTGCGCTTGGGTTAAATGTTGTACTCCAATTGGGCGCGGTAATGCTTGCAGTTCGCGTTGAAAAGTTATACGCCACTTGCGCCGTAGTAGGTGCAGTTGGTGCGCTTGCTTGATTTATGTTGTAGTAAAAATAAATCTGCGCGTTGCGCGGGCCTGTATCGCCAACATCGCCTGTAGGTCCTAAACTTCCCGTAGGACCTGTGCCGCCCGTAGGTCCTGTCGGGCCAACAGTTGCCACGGGATTCCAAACAAACGCCGTGCTTTTTGTACTTAAAGCAGATTGGCTAACATCATTACCAACAAGGTATGCAAAATAATATGTGCCAGTATTTAAAGTTAAATTTGTAAATGTGTAAAAAGTATTATTGGTAACTGGTTGGCTATTGCTTGTTGTTGCAGTAGTCAACAATTGCCAATCAGCGGCGGTTGGCGTTGCGCTTGTTGTAAAGAAAAGGTCGCCAAAAGTTACGCGCCCTGTAACTGGAATAAAAATAGTAACACTAAAATTAGGTACTGTTGCGCTTGGAAATCCCGTAACAGTAGGTGCGGCTAACGATGAAAAATAACTAGGCGATGATAAATCTGAATTAGGTACGGGCGTAAATTGCGTTATATCTTTGTCGTCATAAACTTGTGCGTTATATTCGCTAAGTTCTAAACGCGCACCCAAACCGCCATCAGGTAATGATGCTTCGTTAACTTTCATTACGCGGAAAAGTTTGGCGTTCCAACCGTAATCAGCATTGGTAACGCTAACTACATCGCCTGCATCAACTTGTATGCCGTAATAAGTAGTGCTAATAGAAACAATCAAATCTTCGCGGGCTTGTTCTAACAAACGATTTGCAAGGTAATGCGCTTGCACGGAATCGTTAACTAAATCATAAGTAATTGAATACTTGTTAACGGGTTCGTTGGCATACAGTAAACCGCTAGGTGTTTCAATGTTTACAAACGCGGCTTGGTCGCGGTTTTCTTTAAACGGAAAGCGGGCTTCAACTTGGTTAATTTGAGATGTAATGTCAGTTGCACTAACGCGAATTTCGCCAATGATGTTGTCATCATCAAACGCATACGCCGTAGATTCGGCTTTGTTTATCACTATTGACCATTGCCCTAATGCGGCGTTGTATGTCATCCAAGAATCACAAGCGGAAACAATGCGGTCAACATTGGAAAGAACCGATTGCCCTGCATCTAATACGCCGTTAATACGATAGCGCGGTTGCGTAGATGGTACGCCGCTACTATTTGTAAATGTAATGTTTTGGTCGCCATACGCGTTTAATGCGGTTGCGCTTGTGCTATTTACAAACGCCGCATCTACTGCACCGCCATAAACTGTATTTGTAAGATAGTCATACCAAACATCGCCCGCTTTGGCTACACCAGTTCCGTTTAGCGTATGGGCTACTTTAAATGTAATAGGCGAAAGTTGCGTAGTATCAGCATCGCGATTGTAATTAAGTACGGCAATAGCAAATGCCAAACCGTTCATTTGACGACCGCTTGCGGGCCATCTTTGCGCCGCCGCAATATCTACACCGCCCATAATGCCGCTTGGCAATGTGCCTGAACTATTTATTGCCGTAATTGTTCCCGCTTGATTTGATGTAAACAAGTAGATAAATAAATTGCCGCTAATTTTTGTATCTACATTTCCCGCTTCATCGGTTAGCGTAATTACCTTGCCTTGTTCCGTTGGGTCAAAGCCAATTTTTCTATCACCAAAATACATATCGGTTTGGTCAAACGCAAACTGACCATTTGGGCTAATGCTAGAGATAGCCAAAACATAATACATTTTGCGTTGGTCAACGGTTAAAACCGCATCAACAAATGTGCCGCCCATGTAGGCGTTGCCGTACACAATAGGAATAGCATTAACTGCGCTTGGCGGTACTTGTTGCCTAACGCCCATGTCTTGCTGACCTTCGGGGTTATCCGTGAACATACGGGTAACAATAAATGAAACCGCAAAGTTAACGGCAAAAACAGTTGCCGCATAAGCAAAAGTCCCTGCGGCAAAATATGCCCCCGCAATCATTGTTGCTACCATTTTATTCCCTAACAAAAGTTGCACTAAGGGATTTGTATCCCCTGCGCGTGTAATCAATCAACGGGCCGTTAGCAGAAATTGAAGTGCAAACAAAATCTACATCACCCGCTTTTAGCATTTCCTTTGCGCGTTCATCAAACGCTTTCCAAAGCCTACCGCCAACCGTTCCATTGCGATGTTCAGGTTCTACCCACCACAATAATTCGTTTAATTCTTTTACTTTGGGCGACCAAATGTTAGAACTTTTATAAGCCACAATCGCGCCCCTGAGATGCGAATCAATATAAATAAACCCGCGCCCTTGAATGATGCTAAACAATAGTTCTTCAACATAGCGGGGAAAGTGATTATGCGATTCACCAAGTTTTTTAATAGGATTTTCATAGGCGTATGCCTCCACAATTTCTAACAGTCTAGGTATATCGTATCTTGTTGCGGGTCTTATCATTTTTTAATCACCACCATTACCACCGCCATCACCCGCGCCATCCATTGTTACTGTAGTTTCGCTTGCTTGCGTTTGTGTTTTTGGCGGTGAACCAAAATCAAAAAATGTATTTGAAATTTCAGCAACCCGATTCATTGATGTGTCATTAGGATAAATAAATTGCCAATTGTTTTGATTGGTTTTTACTCCCGACAATCTATTTTCTAAAATGCGGCGCATTGATGAACAAGAAATAGAACAAGTTGCAATGCGTGTACGCGCTTCGGCGTTAAAATCTTCTGTAATAGAAACGCTATTTATAATGCCTTGGTAGCGTTTAAAAAATTGGGTTGTTGGCGTTGTAATAATTTGGTTGTTTGAATTAAAGAAACCGCGCCAAACTTCTACCAATGAACCTTTAATATCATTACTAAGAATCAATGCCACATTGGTTGGGTTAATGCCCGTTAAAGCAATTGTCATATCATCCGATGTAGCCTTAATATCGCGCTGAACATCGCCAACACTAAGTAGCGCACCAAGGTTTGAAAAAGTAATGCCACCAACCGTAATAGGTGCGGCGGCGTTGCAGAATGTGTAAACAGTTCCCGCATTTCCAACGGTAAGTTTTACAAATTCTGCATGGTTAATCTGCGAACCAGTTACCGCGTTAATTGTTGTCATACGATGTATTCTCTAAAAACAAATGGCGAATCCCATTGCACAAATGCGCCATCCGTCATTGGGTTTAATGTATATGTTGGGCATGATTCTGCAACAACATTAAATGTGCAA